ACCGGGCTTCATGACCATTGCCGCATTGGAGAATGCATCCGTCAGGAAACGCCTGAATGCCGTATCCTCCATATTGTCGTTCTTAATCTTCCCGGCGGTGCCCTGATAGTCCACATTGTACGGGGGGTCTGTGAGCAGCAAATCCATTTGTGCCCCCCCCACGAGCTTATGTACGTCTGTCAAAGACGTGCTGTCTCCGCACATAAGGCGATGGTCTCCAAGCTGGTACACATCGCCCAGCTTACTCTTTGGGTCCGCCGGGATGACAGGGTCATAATCATCCTCTACAACAGAATCGTCCAGCTCGTCACGCAGACCCCAGTCAAAGTCAAAAGCAGATAGGTCAAGCCCAGGCAGCTCATCTGCCAGCAGGTCAAAATCCCAGTCGCTTTCGTTGCTTTTATTATCTACCAGTCGCAGCGCTTTGACCTGCTCAGGTGTCAAATCGTCCACGCACACGCAAGGCACGGTTTCCATGCCCAGCTTTTTTCGCCGCAAGCGCTCTGCAATGCCCGATAACAATCACGCCGTCGTGGTCAATTACAATCGGCTGTACAAAACCATACTGCCGGATACTTTCGGCCACGTTATCAATCTGCTTTTTATCGTGCTTTTTGGCGTTTTTGTCGTATGGGATAAGTTCGGACAATTTTTTCTGTACAACGTCCATAAATTAGCCCCCTCAAACTAAATCCCTCAAAAAATCCCCTTTGCGCCATGAGGGGCAGCGCGTCCCGCCCTCCGAGCTTATCCTGTGCCCGGCTCGCCCATTGGTTGGGCTGGCAGGTGTCGAACCTGCTATCTGGGGGTCAAAGCCCCATGCCTTACCGTTTGGCCACAGCCCAACAAAACCCCCGCATGGTACGCATTGTGAAGAGGCGTGCGGGGGCCGCCTACCGCGAACTCCGAACCGCGTCCGATTCAGCTATTTTAGCGGGTCGCCGGCTTTGGAGCCGTCAGAAGGAATCGAACCCTCGACCTGCTGCTTACAAGACAGCCGCTCTGCCAACTGAGCTATGACGGCATATTGGGGCGTTTCCGCCCCTCCTACTTTGCGTGTAGGACCGCCCGTGCGAACTTACCCGCCACACGGCACGGGGAACAAAACCTTTAGCTTTGATTTGGGTACCAGCCTCACAAAGCACGTAAAAAGCAGGCTACAATGCCGCCTGCAAGGGCATGGTGTCGGTGTGTGCGCCATAGGCGATGCACCGAGTACACCGCCCCAGGAAGGTCACTATTTGACGGACGGAGCGCAAACGAAAGGTACCAAAGAACGCTTCCCGCCCGCTGGCACATCACACGCCACCGGATAAAAAAAGCGCCTGGCGGCTATGCCGCTGGCGCTTTCCTTCTTCACTGCCTATATTATAGCACCCTGTTTTTCGTCTGTCTAGCGTTATTTTTCGCAGTATGTAACAACTCGTAAACAAATGTAATCAAACTATATAGCCATTCAGGATTTTTTCGAGGTTTTCCATTGCGCGGTTGTGCAGCGTCCGCCCCCAGCTGTAAGACTTGCCGCGCTCCCACGCTGCCTGACCAATGGATATGTGCTTTCCGTACACGGTGTTGAGCATCCAGAACTCATCTCCTTGCAGCCTCTCCAGCGTTCTTGTGATCTCGTGCCGCTGTGCCTGCAAGCTGGCAATTTCGGCGTCAATATCCACTGCGCTTTCCACCGCACCAGCCATTTTTTGCTGGTTCCCGCTCGCTTGCACCCTGTCACCGGACTGCCGCGCGCCTGTATCCAGTGCCAGCGCCTCCCAACGGGCTTTTTCGGCAGCCTTGCTTGCTATCAGGATGTCGATACGCTCCAGCTGCTTGACGTACTCCCGTGCCGTCATGCTCACACCTCCTCAATGTCTTTCAGCCGCCAATTTCTCCCAGGGTCGCGTTTGATGCTCAGACAATACCCGGCGGCCTTTGCGCGCTCTGCAATCCGCCCTGCAATAGCCTCGTCGATCTGGCTCAACTCGCCGATCGTGCGCTCGCTCGAGATGATTGTAATCAAATCCGGGTTGTTGTAGCGATAGTTGATAATCTCAAATGCCGCCTTGATGTCGGCCTCTGTGGGGGCTCGGAATTGACCGCCTTCGCCCTGCCCGCCCTTGAAAAGGTCGTCAATGTACAGCACCGGGGTTTTCTTCAGGGCGTCCATCCGTGCCGCATATGCTGCTGAATCCGTCACAATGGCCTTGATTTGGGCGATTTCGTCTCTCCACAGCATATATCTCGCCTCTTTGCCTTTGCGGATGTAGTGCACCGTTACGGCCGTGCATAGATGGGTCTTGCCTGCGCCGCTCTGCCCGCCCATAAAAAGCCAGGTATGCGCATCGTCCTTGCAAAACTGCATTGCTTTGTCTTTCAGCCTCTGCTGCCATTCGTCGGTGGCTTCGTAGCGATCGAAAGTAAATTCTTTCACGACGTTTTTCAGGCCGGACGTTTGCAGCCGCCGAAGCGCATCTCGCACCCGCTGGCACTTGCACGGCACAAGCGTCTCGTAGTAGTAGCCAAAGGCTTCGTTGTACTTTACTGCGGCCGTGTAGCCCCGGTTTTTGCAAATGTCGCAGGTGTAGCCGTCCACCTCGTCCAGATGCCCGGCAGATGCATTGTAAACGTTCGCCTTGCGTTCTTCGTACTGCTGCGGCGTCAAGGCTTCAAAGCCACGTCCCGACTTGATACGCGTCGGCAGCGCCAGCTCCTTCCATTCCGTCATTTTGCGGTTCTCCCTTCTTCGTTGTGTTCTGGTTAAGGTAGTTTTCAAACTTCGGCCCGAACAGAGTTTCCGGCCGCAAAAACTTTTCCCACTCGGTGCCCATCCACTCAGCTGTCTTTTTGTCGATCACCGCTATAAAGTCATCCAACGTAAATCCTTCCGCTACTCTTGCATGGATAACTTTCTGCGTTTTCGCGCCACTTGCTCTGTATTTTGTGCCCGCTTTTTCATTTAAGTGCTGCACAACGAGGGTATATATATTATTTCTTCTTTCTTCCTCTTCTTCTTCTTCTTCTTCTGCATCGTCTACTGAGATTCTCGTAGATTCTACTGTAGATGTATCTACTGTAGATTCTACATTTTCGCGGCTCTCGATAGCAGCAGCCTTTTTCGCTCGCCAGCGGGCTTGCGCAAGCCGCTTGCTTTCGCGGATTCTGTCCATGCTTTCCACGTTCTGGTGCGCTTCCCAGCCTGGGATTTGCATAAATCCTGCATCATTTGTGCAAATCATCCCAAGCGTTTCAAGTGCATCTAACGCCAGCTTTACCGTGGCCTCTTCAAAGTCCAGTTCGTCCGCTAACATTTTGGCGTTGTACGGTATGTTTTCGGTGAGAAAAATCATACCTCCAGCGTTGCATCGGCCTGCCAGCGTCAGCAGCATAACCCAAATGAGCACAACTTCGTTCCCCGCCGGGAGCTTCCGGATATGCTTGATTTTGCGATTGTCAAACATATCTACGTTCAGCTTAATCCATTTTATATTTGCCAATATCGTCACATCCTTCCCGCGGTTCCGCCGCAAAAAGCTCAATGACCTGCGCAGCCCGCTCCGTCATTTTCGGGATGCACAGCTCAGGGTTTGGCCCCTGATAGTAAGCGCACCCCTTGCAGTCGTCCACCGTGCGGGCCTTCCCGCAGCGGCGCAGAGCGTCCGCCAGCTGGGCAAAAGTGATGTACTTCTCCATCATCGCACCTCCTTTATCGTTTGAACGATAACTTGAGTGATCGCCTCGGCGGCCTCCGTGACCGTCTGCCCCACAGCTGCCACCGTTTCGGGCGTGATGTTGTTCGCCGCCACCATTGCAGTGACCGTAGTGCCGGAGGGGACAAAGACGGCCAGCAGAGCAGACACGACGGCGACGGCATACAGGATCACCACCATTTTGCGAAGGCTCTTGTCGTCCGGATCACCATCAGTGACTATACCGATTGTCAGAAGCACGGCCAGCGCTACAAGAAACAAGGCAACCACTGTGCTCGCCACAGAAACCTTGTCGCACAAACTGATCAGATAGAAAACCCACGGGTTGATGATCGGCTCATTCATCCGTTTCCGCCTCCTTCCCGGTAATCAGCTCGCTGTAAGGCAGCTGCTCAATCCACTTGCAAAACTCCCGCCACTCGTCAAGTTTGTGGCCTTTGCGCTGGCGGTAGATGTTCGCCAGCACCTCGTAGTTGAGCATGAGCGTGCGCCGCTGGTTGTAGCTGTTGGGCAGCATCTGGATGATCTGCCACCAGCACTCTTTCTTGATTTCTTTCGATTCGGCGAGATTGTACTGCGCCAGCCAGTAGTTGAGGTAGTAAATCACCCCTTGCAAGGCCACAGAGCTGGCGATGGTTAAATGCTCGTGGCTAAAGTCCTGCAAATCAAACTGCTTCGCGGTGATCTTGTGCATGGTGCTGCACGAGTTCGCCACCGTGCCAACCTTAAAAGTATCGTACTCCTTCCACCAGTACAAGGGGGCGGTAACGTCCGCATAAACCACGATCATTCGCCGATATTTCGCGTGTTCCGGGCCAGCTTTGGCAAGGCGCATCATCAAATCATAGTCGTTCTCGCCCACGCAAAAAGCAGATTTTTCGAGGGCTTCCTTGCATTCAATCGCCGGTTCTTGGATGCCTTCTACCATAGGACAATCACAGTCCAGGCCATCATGGCAAGGGCAAGCGTGGCTGTCCATTTTGCCCCAGCTGTTGAGCGGATTTCTCATGCCCCGAATGGCGTGCTCCCACCCCATCACTTCGGTGTTTTCAATTTTAATCATTGTTCCAGCCTCCCTTCGGCCAGTGGAACAGCGTCCACAAGCCTACAACAATAATACATAATTCAAGCAGTGCAATTGGCACCGCAATCAGCACCACAAGCGCCGTCAGGGCTTTAATCAGCATCGCCGCCATTGGTGGCCTCCTTGCGTACACCTTCGCTGCAAAAATCATCCTCCCACTTGGTAAAATATTCACTGCTAATAGCTGTGCAAATCACCACGTTTTCGCGTAAAACCTCTTTCTCGGCTGCTATTCGCGGGCGGCTATACCTGCAATCCTTGCAGCGCACCACCGGAACCATGTCCGCGACCGCACTTTCGGGCAGAAAACTAATCGCCGATTTGAAGTCATCCTCCATGATAACCCGGCACAGCCCCTGTCCATCGGATAAGTCTTTTAGCGGGATGTTCTTCAACCAATTGACAAGTGCTTCCAGGTCAATGTATTTCGCCATTGGGTGCCTCCTTGTCCAATGCTCCCCATTGCTCCGCCATAGCTTTGGCGATACCGGGGAAGGTCTTTGCACGGTTTTTCGCTCTATCTGTGGTAAACATACCTTTGTGCTGTTCTCCGTGTTTATGGCTGTAACTTCCGCTCGGGCACCATGTGGCAACTGGCTTCACAATGTTTGAGGGCTGCAACTCCGGCAGGTTTTTAAGCCACAAACAAATCTTTTTTGTGTATTCATGGCCAAACTGCCATGGCTGGATTATTTGAGTGTATGGCGGCATTGCGAAAACTTTGCTTGGAATGGGGTTTTCAACCGCAATTCGTTTTATATCGGCATTATAAAACGCCATGAAGAAATCTCTGGCAGTTATCCCCAACATCACTCGTTCCGCCTGCAGCTCGTGCCCCTTATAGAGGTGCCGTGCTCCGGCATTGCTGAGATACGTGCAAGGCGGGTGTGCGATCAACAAGTCCCACTCCCCCACAAAGTGCTTTTGTCCGTCCATCGTCTCAAACTCACCCCCTCGTAACAGTTTGAGCGCATCGCCTAGGATGTGCCACTCCGGGTGGCCGCCTGACGGCTTCTGAATGTCGCAGCTGTAAGCCTCGTGTCCGCGCTCCCGGAATGCTTTGCACACCGTTTGCGATTCCTCACATGCGACAAGTACCTTCATTTTGTTGTCCTCCTGATAATTCTTTGCCCGCGTGAGTTCGTCTCCCACAGCGTCGGTTTGCCGTCTCTGAGCCACGTTTGCACAAAGGCGGCTCTCTCTACGGCGGTATCAAAACGGGCCTTCTTGAGGCTGCCAAGGTGCCGCCAGCTCACCCAAAAGCCCGGCTTCATGCTTTTCCGCCCAGCTCGAGGTACTTTTGCAAGTACCAAACCGCTTTCTTCACGTCCTCTTCGGGTGTCTCGTGCTTTTTCTTACAACGCCAGAGGTACTTAAAAGCGTTGCAGAGGCAAAAGCCTTTGACATCCTCCGGCCCCATCGTGTCCAGCATCACCTCGATGCACTCAAACTTGCCCGCATAGTGGGCAGGGTGGTCAATCTCCGCAGCGTAATCCGCCGGGGCGAATTGGCTATCTGCCGGGGTGAGTTGGCTATCAGCATAGACGGACGAGTACTTGCAAAAGATGCAAGGCGGGTCGAACGCAGATTCATATTTGTATTTGCACTTTTCGCACATATTATCATTCATTTTCTAGCGCCTCCACTGTCACTCCGTCCCGCCCGTCGTAGACGAAACGGTCTTCAAATCCAGCGACCCAACGGTTATTATCGTTTGGCAAGAACCCCGCCGCTTGCATCCCATCAAGCACAAATTTTTTGCCGAAGGCGACGTTGTTTTTGTCCCTTCGCCGCGTCCGCTCGTGCCACGTGAAGCGGACTTTTACCGGCCCGGTTACAGGTGGCAGCCCCCGAAAGTAGAGAGCCACCGCCTGCGTGTAGTCGGACTTGACTTTGGCCCCGGCGTACCGATTTCGGCGGCACATGCCAATGTACTCATTTGCGCCGGGCAGCCGGAACGGGATTGTAACTGTCACCATCAAAAAGGCAGGTCCTCGTTGTCATCAATCACGGTGTAATCGTCGTTTCCGGCCGGTGCAGCCGGTGCAACCGGTGCAGCATATGCAGGCCGCTGCGCATCCGGTGCAGGTGCCGCAGCGCCTTTGCTTTCGCAAAATTCCTGCCGGTCCACGATGATGTCGAAGGTGTAGTGCTTCACCCCGTCCTTTTCATAACTGCCGGTCAAAATATGACCTTCCACCGCGATTTTAATTCCCTTGTGCAGGAACTTGTCGGCAAATTCGGCACTCTTGCCGAACGCCACACAGCTGATAAAATCGGCCTCGCGCTGGCCGTCTTTGCTGCGCTGCCGGTCAACCGCCAAGCGATAACGGGACACAAGCCCTCCCGCCTGCGTCTGCCGGGTCTCAGGGTCTGCTGCCAGTCGTCCAATCAAAATAACCTTGTTCATGCTTTTTCCGCCTTTCTTTTTGCAAAATTCGCGTCCTGCCACACAAAGCAGCGCTTTCCCGTGCGGCTATTTTTAATGGCAAGTGCTACAATGCGCTTGCTCTCAATCACGATTTTTTCGACCTCGAAGGCGTCGCTGCACCGCCATGCCTGGCCGAATTGCTTCAGCGCGGCACAATCTGCTGCTTTAATCCAGATAAACGGGGCGGTGTAAAGCTCGCGCCCGATGCCCCAGTTAAAACAGGCCCGCTTGAAGCTGTCCGATGCAAGGCCTTTTTGCGCCTCAGTGTTGCTTTCGGTACCAGTGTCCTCCTTCTCAATCCACTGCTTTTTCTCCTCGTCCCAGATGGACACGATGCAATTCGCGTTGTCCCGGCAGTGGTGCCGCTGCCAGTTCATCGCGCCGACGGTCTCGTCCAAAATTGCTTGGTCGCATCGGGCGTTTTTATACAGCAGCAGGGACACTCCCGTTTGCTTGGCCTGCTGCACCCGGCACTCGATTTCATCCGCGCGGAGATCGCGGAATTTACAGTCTGCCATGCACACACCTCCTTACTTTACGCTCACGCTCAGGCTGTCCACCAGAGCCGCCCCAGGCACCTCAATGCCAGATTTAATCGCGGCCTTGATTGCGGCCTTATCAGGGCTTTTGGTGATCTTCTCGGCCACGTATTCCGCCGGGAGCGCCCCCTCGTCAAAAACGGTCACAGCCGCAGAGCGCCGGAAGCTCACCGCGCACTTGTCGCTGCTAAACTTCTGCCCCGCCAGCGCATCGGAGAGCCACTTTTTAAGGCTTTCGACCTTCTTCGCGGCCTTCTGCTCACGCTCTGCAAAGGATGCTTTTTCGGCCTTGCAAGCTGCCGCTTCGGCGTTCAGGTTTTTAATCCAGAGCGCCACGCTCTCGATTTTCTCGGTACGCTCCATCTGGAGAGCTGCCAGCGCATCTTCGTCAATCAGCTCCCCGGTCTCGAGGTCGATGCAGGCCAGAATGGCCTTGTCGATTTCATACAGATTCATTTATCTTCGTCCTCCTTTTCGGGTTCTTTGGGGATACCGCTGCTCATGGAGATTTCTTCCACGATCAGGCGGACGCGGCCAGCAAAAGGCTTGAATGGGTCTTTGTCCTTAATCAGCTTTGTGAGAATCTCATCCAAGTAGCGATCCCCAAGCTCCAAGGTGCCGTTCTGCGTGGTGTACAGCGTGCCAATGTACTCAATATCGACAAGGCGCTTGTACGCGGGCTTGTCGTTGCTCTTGTCGTAAGCGGCCACAACCGCGTCCAATGCCTTTGTAAATTCGTTCATCTTTTTCTCCCTTGCTTTATTTGCATTTTTTGCCGCACCGATTCAGCGCGGGCAGATACTCGATAGACGGCCCCTCGTGGGGCTTTTTGGTCGGCACACAGTCCCGGCAGGTGTACGGGGTGCTAAAATTGCCACCATGGCATTTCTTTGCGGGCCGCTTGCAGTGCGCACAATCCATGTCACACTTCATAATTCAACCGCCCTTCTTCCATTGCCTGCCGCATCCAGTTGCCCACCGTTTCGGGGATAACCCCAACTTCTGCAGCGACCTCGACTTGCGAATAGCCTTGATTCAAAAGGTCGATTGCTCGCTCCTTTTTCGTCGATGCCTTTTTGTACACGGGTTGCGGCAGCCCCAGCACTGCGCGAACCTGTGAATGGGTCAGGCAAGTGCATTGCGCCAAAATGGGGATGCACTTGGTCTTGCTCCGGGCCTCATGATAGAGGCACCGCATCCAGTCAACCGTGTCCTGGTCAATCAATACTTCCGTTGGTTCCGCCTCCCATCCATGCGCCTAGGCTCGCCGCTAGGCCGATGAGGAAAATCTCTCCGCCAATTGCCCAGTAGCCCCGCTGTGCGTAAGCCACCGGCACCCACACGGCCGCAGCCGCCAGAGCGCCCAGCAGACCGCCGAAAATGCCGCCCCAGTTGACGCAGAGCAGGCGGTGGGTTACAATGTCCATAGTGCCACGCCGTGCAGGTTTGGCACTCTCGAGGTCGTCCCGGGTTGCAGCCGGGGCGGCCTTTTTGCTTACGATGTAATATTCAGTCATTTTTCTCCTCCGATAATGGGTCTCTCACCACTTCGCGCAGCCGCGCGCAAACATTCCGCAGTGCTTTCTCCTTGTCCGTTGCAGTTTCACGGACTGCATACCCCAGCGCTGTCGCAAGGACGCACACAACGTCGTGGTACGTTCCGGTTGCGCTCATCCGCATATCGGAGTTTTCGTCCATGTACAGTTCGATTTTCACGGGTTGCATGGTCACACCTCCGTCCACATCGCCAGCATCCAGGTGCCCAGCATGAGCACGGCCGCCGGGGCGATATGCGGCTTTTCATCGGCCGCCACGCAAGCGGCCACGTACCAGATTAGAGCGCCCAGCCCCAGCCAGGGCAGCACACTCAAAGCTGCATCAATCATCCTCTCCCCCCTCAAACTCGTTGTTGCCGCCGACCACGTTGCCGTCATCGTCCAGCAAGTCCCAGACAAACCGGCCCTTGCCGCTGTTGCGCCACTGGCCAAGCCCGCGATACTTGCCGTAGTCAAGGCACTCCATCACCATATCCGCCAGCTTCGGGTCAAGCAGCCGAATGTCAAACTCAATCGTGCTGCCCGCCGGGACGGTTTCGCTTTTCGCGATGCTCACGCGCTCGCCCATCGGGGTGGACGCCCGCAGAGGGCGAACACAAAAATCCATTTTCAGGCCGTGCAAATCAAAAGGCAGCTCGCGCGGCTCCACAAAGAGCAATCCGTCGATAGCCTGCTTATACGCCTTGAGCGCGGCGCAAGCCTTGCCGCCCGGGTATCCTGCTTTGCCCGCCTTCGCCAGCATTTTGCAGCTGTCTTTAAAAAGGCCCTTGAGCTGGTAGTCGTACATCGCGGGGGCCTCATTGGCCTGCTTGTAAAATACAGTCACCTTATCCTCCGCATTCTGCGCTTTGATGTTGTCCACCTCTTCGGCGGTAAGGCCATCGGTCGGGGCCTTGCTGGCGATATAGTCCTCGTGGATGTCGGGGCTACTCGGCTGGCTCCCAAGCACCTCGTCCAGCATGGTGAGGCGCACCTTCATGATTGCGTTATCTGCTTTTTTCATCGTTAAATCCTCCATTTTTTGATTTTGTTTATTTAGGCTTCTTTTCTTTGCTGTTCCTTAGCGTAGCGCGTCGTTTCGACGCTTTTCCATTGCCGTTCCTCGCATTGCTTATCCCCCGCCGCGCATCGCCATGCCAACGCTTATCCTGTCCACTCTTTTCCATCGCGAATCAAGTCGGAGCATCTCCGCTGCTTGTCCCGGCCACGCATCGCCATCGCTCCTCAAAGCCCGGCTTCGCTTCGCCATCTCGTATCATCGTCTCGCGTATCCGTTGCCTTCAAATCGCAGCAATTCTTTGCCATAGCTCAGCGATTGATTGCATATCCACTGCTGCGCCGCGCGGGTCAAGTCGTCTCATCGCATCTCCTTCGCTGTGCGCTTCGGTTCCGCCGCGTAGCATGGCCCCGCCGTGCCGGACAGTGCGATGCCAATCCTTAGCAAATCTGCCGGGCCAGAGCCGTTGCGGGGATTCTTTTTCCCCTCCCAGAGCCAATCCATCCGGCCAGCTTCGTGACCTTCCGAGGGCCGTGCGGGTCGCTCCCGTAGACAATCCGCGCCGCCTCTTCGACGGTCACAAGCTCTCCGGATGCTTCCCGCCGGACGCGCTCTAGTGCATCACGGTAGCCTTCCCGCTCCCGTGCCATCCTTCACCGCCTCCTTCATTTCGCGGACGCTGACCCCGTACAGGTCAGCCAACTTTTTGATGTTTTGCAGTCGCGGGCAAGCTCTGCCACGCTCCCACCGGTTGATTGTGGGCGGGGTAAGCCCCAGCCGGGCCGCAAGGCTGCACTGGCTAAATCCCGCGTTTTCACGCAGTTCTCGCAGCCGGTTCATGGTCAATTCACCTCCTTCAAGTCCACGTCTTGCGCCGTCAGCCGGCCCGCAATCTCACGCTGTAGCTTCTCCAGCGCACCGTCCAGCACAGCCGCCGCCGTTTCGTCCTGCCGCTTCACGGCGTTTTGATACGCCGCGAAAACCAGGCTGTTGACCGTCGTAAGCTCGACGGTGCTTAGCATGATAGGCAAATCCATATTCGTTCCCCCCTTTTTTTTAATGCCATTTTTCTCACTCCTTCCTTTATAGATAGAGCAGGCGGAATGTTTCCCGGCCCTTCGGTGTTACAAGAGTTTGCACTCCGCTCCACTTAGTTTTTTCGTTGAAACACTCCTTCACTTCAAACAGGCCGTCGTTCTTTTCGGCATAGGGCACAAGCTTGCCCTTTCGGTCGCGGTAAATGAACTTTTTCGCCCGCAGCCAGTCTACAAAAGCCTTCGGGCTTACGCCCAGCTCTTTGGCCGTGTCGCGGAAGCTGGTCAACGTGTTCCGGTCTACCAGCTCATCGAAGTATTCGGCCTTTGGGGCCATGATCTGCCGCTCCACCGTGAGCTTGCTGTTGGCAACCTGCAAGGCGGCGTTCTTGTCCTGCTCGGCCTTGAGCTGCTGGCACAGCTGAATCATCGTGTCCGGGTTGAGGATCGCGGCCTGCAGTGTTTCGTGGGTCATATAAGCCCCGTGCTTGCGGATACTCGGCAGCACCGTGCCAGTGACCCATTTGCGGAACGGTTTGGCCTCTGGCTTGTCGCTGCGAAGGATAACGTTGTACAGGCCGCTCTCGTTGATGACGTAGGTGGACTGCTTGCGCCCCATGCTGTCGATGACCTCGGTCTGACCGACCTCATCCTCATCCATGCGCTTGGCGGTGTCCGTGATGTGGGAAATGCCCAGCACCGCGCACACATCCTTCAGGACGAACCACGGTTCACCGTTCATCTCAACCGTGCGCACATCGTTGTTTTCGTACTTAAAAATTTGAATGTTGTTCATTCGCTCACTCCTTTCTTTCTGCAATTAGTTCGATTACAGCCGTTTCCATCTTCTTCTGAATGTCAGGCGGTTTGCGCTTGCTGTTCAGAATCAGGCAGATATACGACTTGCCGTAACCGAGCTTTTTGGCCACATCTTCATAAGAAATGTCGTTGTTGTGCATTTTACCAATCAAACGACCAGTCCAGGATTCAGGCATCTGTGCACCCCCTTAGTAAAAATTATCTGTAAACAAATTGACCGCCACGACACAATATGCTATAATCTGGATTGCCAGAGTAAGGCAGAAAGGAATGGTGGTCGTCCTTGACCCAACTTTTGAGTATGCCAGTTCCAGACTAAAGGAATTGCGTAACGCGTATGGCTATACGGCAGTCCCAAAACTGCCAAAGGTTACGGCAAGCCCAAAGAATTGCAAGTCCGTTTTGCAAACAGCGGATGCGCATTGCACAAAGGACCGTGTACGTGCCCACCCACATGGGGAGGTTCCGCTGTTGCAAGCTTGTTCTGGTAAAAAACTTTGGGATAAAGCTATCTACTAACGGACAGTAGATAGCTTTTTTTATTGCCGCTCATGCAGTCTCCTTTCATGTTTTGATATCCAAACTCACACGGCAAAAAAATAGCTGTGCGCATCGGAAAACGGAATTCCAAGTACAATGCAGCTGTTTTCGATTTCCTCGCGCGTCCAATCGCTCTTGCCACTCAGCTTCATGGATAAAGTCGATCGGTCGATGTTGAGAGCCGCGGCAAAATCGGCTTGTCTGCCGTACACTTCGCGGATTTTACCGCGCAGTTTTGCATAGTTTGCACTCACTTGTGTTCACCTCCTTCTTTGGCCTACCACATCAGTGCCGGGTGGCCATCCCCGATAGACAGCCCGAAGGCTGTTGTGCTTGCTGGGTTTGGTTATCCAAACCTCATGCTTTTATTATACCGGCTTCGCGGAGAATGTCAACCCCCAATATTGGCATTTTCAAAACTTATTTTGACTTTTTTTGTTTTTGTGTTGAATTATCAAAACATATCCTATATACTACTTATAGGAGGGAGGTGAATCCAATGGAGAGTAAATCAAACCGAGTGGCGACTACTCCGGAAAGAATGCGACAGGCAATGGAACGGGCCAAGAAAAAGCAGATTGATCTTGTACATGAAACCGGAATAGACAAAGGCTCGATTAGCAACTACTTGTCCGGAAGGTATGAGCCGAAGCAAGAAGCCATTCACAGCTTGGCCGTGGCGCTTAACGTGTCCGAAATGTGGCTGTGGGGGTTCGACGTACCAATGGAACGGCCCAAAGAGAAAAAAAGCAACGATGCCATTTCTGACATCGTTGCTCGGTTACACAAGGATGATGCATTTTTGGAAGCTGTTGAAAAAATCTATAGCTTCGACGAGAACAAGTTAGAAGCCTTAATGCGGATAATCGACTAAGTGCATTTGAGTAAGATTTTCCAAATCAGGTCAAGCAGGTTTTCGTCGTCGCATTTTTCGAGTAGCGCGATAATCATCTTAATGTAAATATCTCTGGCCATATGTACTCCTTTCTGCTCGCCCCGCAGGGCCGTCAGGGGATTGAGCAGCTGCACAGCGGTGCGGCTGCTCTTGCTGTATACAGGCGCTTTCCATTGGTACCTCTCTTTCTTCCATGATGTGATTTTGATGGCTTCGGTAGTCCGTGCATAGTGCTTACCTCTCTTATACGGTAGCATCGTGCTGGTAAAAAGCCACTCGAAAAATGGCCTGCAGGCATCTTTTTACCATTTCTTTGCGTATATGATAACACTTGCAGGTTGTCATAAAAAGAAAGTAAAACGTACTAAATGACGCCGAAAAGTGATAGCTTTTTAACCCCCAAGATTTTTAAAGGAGGTAGTTTTGTGAACAATGACAAACGAATCGCGGCTCTTTTGTACAACACGCGCACAAAAGCAGGATGCAGCCAAGAAAGCATCGCCGAAATGCTGGACATCAGCAAGCAGACAGTGCGAAACTGGGAGAAAGGCACGTCCACGCCGGATTTGCATGAGTTTGTGATGTGGTACAGGGTGCTGGGAATGAACTGCTTCCGCGACATCATGCGCCTGATACATCCCGAACTTTACGAGGACTTTGAGGGCAGCCACTCGGATGTGGAGCAGCGCCGCAACGGCCTTTTTAAGTACCTCGCGGACTGCCCGCCGGGCGAAGTGGACAAGCTAGCCTTTTTAATCTTCGGTGCGCACGGCTCTGACTGGCCGTCCATGCTTGATGAGTATGTGGCAAATGCGCACTGCACCATGCGCAGCCGGGCGGCCGTGTGCGGGCTGATACTGGATAACTACACCCTCGAGGCAGGCACAGGCGAACTGGTGGAGCCGGAGACGGCCCCGCCATGCGTGGAAAACCTGAAAAATGCTTACAATGCCGGGAAGAACGCGGCGCACCTGGGCCGGAACGAATATGCGAGGTGAGGAAAATGGCAAGGCCTAAAACGCGAAGCGATGGCCTGATAGAGCGCACACGCATGATAAACGGCAAGCAAATGCACTTTTACGGCCACACCGTGAAAGAGGCACAAGCAAAAATGGATGAGGCTATAAAAAAAGCAGCAGCCCGGGACGAAAAAGGGCCGCCGTTTGAAGAAGTCGCTGATAAGTTTTGGGCCTACAAGGAGCCACGGCTGAAATACGGCACACAGCGCGGATACCGCCGCGCCGTGAATGCGGCAAAAGACTGGTTCAGCGGCGCGGGAATGAAGGAGATCACAACAACGGATATTTCCCGCCGCCTGTCCCAGATGGCCGCCCAGGGCAAGGCCTACAAGACAATTGCAAACCAGCGGTCAGTAATTTCGCTGGTCTATCAATTTTGGTGTACCAACATGGACGGAGACCGCAACCCGTGCGACTTGATCCGCCTTCCGCAGGGGCTGCCGCAAACGAAACGGCATGCACCTACAGACGCGGAAATCGAAAAGGTAAAAGCGCACACCGACGGTTTCGGCCTGTGTGCAGCCTTTGCAATGTATGCAGGCCTGCGCCTGGGGGAAATCATGGCGTTACAAAAGCGAGACTTGTCTGGCGGGAAAATTCACGTTACAAAGGCCGTTGTATGGCACGCAAACCAACCGCATATAGAGCCACCGAAAACGGCGAACGCAGTCCGTGTAGTGCCGATTTTGTCCCCTCTTGCCGCAGCGCTTGTAGGGCGGCTTGACGGACTGGCCGATGATGATTATATTTTCGGCGGCAACGCCCCCATGACAAACAGCAAGTACGTGAGTGCTTGGCTCAGATACTGCGCGGAGATAGGCTGCACCCACGATAGCGGCAGAGTGACCAGCGCGGGAAAAAAGGACAAGCACGGCAAAACCGTTTACAAGCACTTGCCCGCCCCAGATTTCACGGCGCACCAGCTCCGGCATGAGTTTGCCAGCGTCCTAACTCAATGCGACGTAAGCCCGCAGGTTGCGAAGGAGCTAATGGGTCACGCAGACATCACCACCACTCAAAAGTGGTATGCCGAGGCGAAGTCTTGGGCCATAGACGATGCGACAAGAGCTTTAAACGCGCACTATTATCGTAAAAATATCGTAAATGAGCAAAATTAAGCGATATGACGAACAAATTATAAAGTTCGAATCCCTCATGGCCCACCAGTGAAAAACCCACGACATAGCTTCAAAAAAGCGTTATGTCGTGGGTTTTCTCTTTGCCAATACTGTTAAATACTGTAAAATACTGCTGGTTTCAGGGTCGTAAAAAGGTCGTATTCTGCTCAAACGGTCGTAAAAAAGTCGTAGTCACTTCAGCCCGTCAAGCCGCCGCATGACGCTCTTGTAAGCCTTTGGATTTACTATCTCAAGTGTGCTCATAAGCTCGTCCAGTACGTCCAGAGCCGCGCTGAAGTCGACTTGATCGACGGCCTGCAAAAAGTCACTGCCGCCAGACCCGCGCACCCTCGCAGGGGCCTCTCTGGCCCTCTGCACTGCCGCTTCGGGCGGCTGTGTCTCTGGTGCCATGTGCTCCCGGCGGATGGTGTAGAGGTCGGCCAGCTTGCCGCAGCGGGAGTAAGTGAGTTCGCCGTTTTCCAGCTCCGCGATTGCGCCCTCTACCTCTCGCATATCAAACACGGCCGCCACCCCCTACATCAGGCATTTTTCAGCGCGTCGTAGCAGCGGCTGATAATTTCCCGGTCGCTGTCGTCTGCGTCGTCCATCATCTCCTGCACCCGGCGCAGCATGGCCTCTCGCCCATCGTCACGGCTGTAATGCCCGCGCACATAGTGAGTGCCCCGCCGGGCATAGCTGCTGCCGCGCCCGTAGTTTCCGCGCGACGGCCACATGCCGCCGTCACTCCGGCTGTATCCGTCACTCTCCAGCATGGAGATTTTGTCGATATTTTTGATGGTGTCGGTCAGCTTGTGCACGGTCTCGAGATCACCAGCGGACATCTCGCCCTTGTGGGCGATTTCGTCCAGCTCACTGCACAGCATATCCCGCAGATCATAAAGTGCTTTCATGCCCATATTTTCCCCTTTCAGCTCACGCGCTCTGCGATAAAGTTTGAATTAGCGAACAAAATCGCCTGTGCGCTTGTGTTTTCGGCCGCCACAGTCACGCAGCACCCGCGCGGTACCTCGATAAATGCCGCCACGAAGATGTTAAAAAAGTTTTCGGCGGCTGCCGGTGTGACGGTCGCGGTGGCGCTCGTCAAAGGCTCCCCGTTGATGGCAAGAGCCGCTGTGATGGCTTCCACCGTGCCGCCCGCCGGGATGGCGATATTTGCGCCAAAACTAACCTTATAACGCGCTTTGCATTGATTTGTGATACCGCGCAAAGTCACAATGCCCGCGCCTTCGCGGTGCACGATGCAGCCCTTTCCAGCCATCGCCGTTTCGGTAAACGGAACATTCTGCCCGGCGGCTACAGTTTGAGTGCTTGATGCTGTAAATTCAGCCATAAATAGACCTCGCTTTCTTGTTTCGTTTATTTGTCTCAACCGGTTTGCTAATGGCCTCTTCAAAAGTCATGCCTAGTTTATTCATTCTATTATGGATACGTTTATAATTTAGTCCTAATTCGTTACACCATTGCATAAGATTTTGAGTTCTGCCATTATATTCGATTTCCACACACATTCTGCGGTTGTTTGCTTGCGCAGCTTTTGTAACCCAGCAACAATTTTCTGGGCAATAATCTCCATCGTGGTTTTTTCGCTCTATTGTCAAGTCGTCTGAATATCCATTTTCGAGCGCCCAGTCTCGAAACGGCTCAAAAGATTTTTCCCATTCTGCGCAAACTTTTATTCCGCGAGCGCCGTAATCTTTATAGCTTTTAACCGATTCGCGCTTACAGCGGTTCCTCATATTAGCCCACGCATAATATAATCGAGTTCTTGTCATGTGATGCGTGGAAGTGTATGCTTTATGTTTTAAGCATCCACAGCTTTTAACGCTGCCATTTCTAAGGCGAGTTCCATCGACATCAACAACATTTCCACATGAGCAAACACAAGTCCATACAGCTTTTCCTTTCGAATCTGAGCCATTTCTGCAAAGAACGGTAAGCTGTGAAAAAGTTTTCCCGGTTATATCAATTACTTTGGACATAAAGACACCTCTTTACATTTATAATAGATCATATTTTGTATTCTATCATATCCAAAGTAATAATACAAGTATAAAAAAGATAGCGGCGGGACTATTGCCCCGCCGCTCTTTTGCAAAATCAGCCAGGGGGCTGAACAGCCTACTTATATATAGTAGGCAGTTGCTTACATGATGTTAGCAACTGCACCCGCCGCAGCCAGTGCCGCAGCCGGTATAAGTCCCAGCCGCCCAGGGATTGCACGAAGAGTAAGCCGGGATGGGTGTAGGCCGCAGCTGCTGAATCAAATAGCTGTTCTGCGCCGCCTGGCTTGCCGCCAGCTGTGCCGCGAAAAGCTGCTGATTCTGCTCGGCGATCTTGGCGTCTTTGGCCTCAATGCGCTGGGCGGTCATAGCGTCCAAAATCGCTCTCGCATTGGCGTTCTGGTTGTCGATGATGTCGCGCGTGCCAGTGTTGATGCTCTGCCGGGTCTCGCAGCAGCAGTTGGCCTGCTGCATCTGCATGGCATTCAGCTGCTGCATAAATGCAGCCTGCTGGTTTGCGCGGCTGATTTCGGCCGACATAAAGCCGTTGCTCATGCCCTGCTGTACGCCGTTGATAAGCTGCGCCTGCTGATAAAAGCCATCGCACAAGCCATTGTTCACGTTGTCGATTTTCCGCTCAATGTTGGCAAAATCCGACGTAAGCACGTAACCGTCAACCACTCCAGCGCCGTTATTGCCTGCGCCGTTGCCGCCCCAATTGCCGCCCCAGCCGCAGAACACGAAGAGGAACAAAATGATAATCCACCATGCACCATCTCCGCCAAAGCCCCAGCCATTGCCGCTGGTAGTGTTTGCGGGTTGGACAGGCATGGTCATCACGGTGCCGTCAGAAGATAAACTCATAAAATCTCCTTTCGAAATTTAATTAAATTTGGTTAAATCCAGTCAAAATACGCTGAAAATATTAAAATCGCGGCCACGATTTTACAAAATTATTTGATGAATTGCTGAAACTGCTGCGCCATCATCTGCAGCTGGTTTAGCTGCTGCTGGCTCATCTTGCCAGACTGTAGCAGCTTTTGCACCTCCACTTTCGGGTCGCCCTGAAAGCTCTGCCGGAACTGCTGGAATTGCTGCAACATTTGTCCAAATTGACCCATTGGGCCGGGCATTTTCCCACCGCCCAGCGCGTTATACAGAGGATTTGCCATCGTCTCCACCCTTTCCCGGCTTTTCTGCCGTCAGTGCGTCAAATCGGGCGCGCAGTGCGTCAAACTCTTCGCGCGTGACAAATCTTCCATCCGCCGCTTCGGCTTTTTGTGGGGCCATTTTGCCGCGCTCTGTGTAGTCAAAAATCCGAAGTGGTTGCGGCATCCCGCTTGCGTCCGTTGACTTGATGTAAAAAACGCTGCTCTCGCTGTCCATCAGCAGGACGCTGTTCCCGGCGGCTACCATATAAGCCTTCGCTCCTTCTTCGCCCTGCACCCATATAATAGGTGTAGGCTGCTGCTGTGCGGGTGTCTGGTAGCCCTGCCGCAGCTGTGCAAGCTGGTCGGGCATCGGGGGCGGCATCTGCTGCCCCATCTGATAGTATCCCGGCATATAGCCGGGGCTGTATGGATTGCCGAAAGCCATGTGCTCACCTCTCCCAGTAGTATATCGGGGCCTCGTCTCCGCTGTCCCATGTGTCCAGCCAGTCGCCGCCGATCACGGCCACGACGTGCGCGGGCAAGGCCAAGATGTACGCCCCTGCCGGATGCTCTGCCGCAAAGTCCGCGACGGTGTAGCAGTCCGGGCAGGTGCTCGGCATCGCCTGCCGTTGCCATCCATGCCGCCGCAGGTAGCTCCCCCACACGCGATTTGCAGAGGGCATATCATGCAGCGCAAAGCCTTCGACCGCAAGCCCCGTGTATACCTCTTCCCAGCTTTTCTCTGTAGCTGCCGAAATCGCCCGCACGGTGCAGTCTCCGACGCGCTTGCCGTCGGGGTTTGGATTGTAATCCCTGTATGCCATTTGCGCCCGCCTCTCTTTGCGTCCATTGTACAGTAAACAACGCTAAAACGTAGGACACAACCGGGCCAACTTTGGGTCAAAGTATAATTTTACAAAATATTCCGTTGATGTTTGTGCAATTTGCCTATTTACATTGTAGAGCTAGAGTAGTATTATAATATCAATGAAAGCAAACAACACAAACAAAAAAAACAAAACGGAGGACAAAAAAATGAAAAAACTGACTGCTGAAGAGTTCGCAACGAAGGTCATGGAGAACGGCACCGAGCTGGAGCCCGAAACCGAAACCAAGATTTTGGTTTACGCCCACATCAACGACGACGGCGAGCTGGTACACAGCTGCAGCGATGCAGAGTGGTCGATCTACAGCCCCATCGAGATGGACAGCAGTGAAGAAGCCGCTAAGCTGTGCGACGGAGACCTGGACGACCTGGAGCGCGAGTACATCATCAGCGATCTGTACCCCCAGTATTGCGAGATCATCGACGAGAATTTTTAAAAGGGAGGAAAGAACCATGAAAAAAGCAGAACTGAAAGCTATCTCCGACCGGTACGAGATGGGGATTATCCGTGAGGAGATCACAAGCAAAGGCGTCGGGCTTTACCTTGTGACTGAGGAGGACATCCCGGAGCTGGATGCCCTGGCCAACACACCCCCGTTTGCCGCAGCGCCGGGAGCGGTGGTCGTGACGAAGGAATACAGCCCGTGCGACAACACCCACACTTACCGCGTCTACTGCCCCACAAGCTGGCTTGATCTGTGGGGATGGGCAGACTAAAACCCGCAAGAACCCGCAAGGCCGACGCGAAAGCGCCGCCGGTGCAAGCCCGGCCACCCGAAAGGGTGGGCGCTCATGGGGTAAAAACTAGAAAACCCAGATTTTTCCGCCCCCTTAACTTTGCCCCAAGCGTGGGCTTATACAAATCAGGACAAACACAAAAGGAGGATTCTTATGTTCAATCCGTACTACATCGACACCATCTCGGGGAAAGTCCACACTTTCCCCGATGACCGCGCCCTGAAGGCCGGTCTTGTCCGGGCATGGCGACGCGGTGACCGCGTTTTCGATTTCCGGTATCGCCTCGCTGGTAGCTATACCAACGGCCGCGAATACACGCTGAAAACTATTAGCCAGCGGGCAAGTGGGCTGTCGGTCGTTTTCTCGGCCGAATCGGCCCTTGGAGAAGAGGGATACTGCTTCTGACGCCGAAACGGCCTTCGGGCCGTCTGCCAGGAGTGGCCGCCCGGTACTGATGATGGTAGGCCGAAATGAAAAAGAGGGAGAACGCAATGGAAATCACATTAAAGGAGTACGCCGAGCGCCACGGCCGCGCACTTGCCACCGTGCGCCAGAAGGCGTACAGGGGCGGCTTTAAAACCGCCCGCCGGGTCGGGCGAGATTGGTTCATCGATGAGGATGAGCCGCTGGTAGACAACCGCCGGAAGCTCTCCATGTCGGACGTTTTCACCCGCGAGGCATACGGTCCCAACGGGTTGACCGCCGAAGAGCGGCGACGCTGGCTCAAACTCGAGCAGGCAAAGGAGATCAGCGGCTGGCGGCAGTACCCCGACACCTGCGCCGCCATCTTTGCAAATATCCCCGATGAGATGTTTGACAAGTACACCGCCGCGCAGCTGAGCGAGATTGCCGCCCTGCTGAAGCAGGTGTACGACAAAGGCGTGGCCTATGGCCGCGAGCACCCGGAATATTGACAAGCCGCCCCACGTGGGCTATACTGAAGTTGTCCCCACACATGGACGCTTGTGTGGCGCGGTGGCCAGCAATTCCGGCCGCTGTGGATTGAAACACTTGCAGTATTTGTAACATGCGCAATTTTTTGCATCGGTTATGCCGGAAGCAAAAAAAGAAGCCCGACGGGAAACACTCCCGCCGGGCTTCTTTTTTATCTGTTCATTTTGTCGTGGATTGCTCTAGCATAGCGCTTCACGGTGCGCTCGCTAACGTTTAATTCGGCTGCAATTTCCGCGTTTCTGCGTCCCCTTCTGCGCATATCAAGCACCGCGTGCTCGTCGTCTGTGAGCAAAAAACACAGGTCGTCATACTCGCCCCGGTCCATGCAGAAATCGAATTTGCTGCCCATAGCTCACTCCCCGCCCACCAGCTGCTTGAACGCCTGGTGCAGGCCGGTGGAGGCCAGGCCGCTGACCATACCGGCCAGGATGGTGCCGGCGTCGATGGCGGGCCAGCTGGCCCAGCAGGCCAGGGCAACGCCCAGGGCGGCGCACAGGGTGGGAATGAACTTGTTGTCCACGTCCTTCACCCACTTCTTGGTCACGTAGCCCACGCACAGGCACAGGCCCATGATGACCGGAATCATGTAATCCGACAGATACGAAATGTCCATGGTTAGTCCTTTCCTGCGGTTTCAAGGTCCGCAATTCGGTGGTTGATCACCTTGATCTGCTCCTCCATCACCGGTACGCGGCGGGCGAAGTTGTTATGCTCCCGCACCTCGCGGGTCAGCTCCTCCAGCTTGGTGTCGGTGACGGCCTGCTGGGTGCTCAGCTGGCTGGCCACCTGGTGGCCCACCTTTTCGGTGGTTTTCTGGCCGCTGATAATCACCCCCAGCAGCGACAGGCCGCCGGTGATGAGTGCCACAATGATGCTCTCCATGTCAGCCCTCCAGCAAAGCGGGATTCACCAGCCCGAGCAGCCCCAGCAGCTTGTCCAGCTTTGCCTCCATGCGAGCCAGCTGCTCAGTGCAGGCGGCAGTATCGTCCTTGCCGCTGTCGGGGGCCGGAGTGGGTTCCGGCTCCGGCTCGGGGGTCGGCTCCGGCTCCGGCTCGGGCACGTACTCCACGCAGCCCACCGCCAGAGCAGCAGCCTTTGCTGCCACCGCCTTCCGGTCGCCCGCGCTGGCGGGGCCGATGATAAGATAATTGCCCGCGTCCTCGTGGGGCAGGCCCAGGCTGTCCGCCAGGGCTGTCATCGTCTTGCGGTCGCCGCCCGAAACCGGGCCTACTTTCAGCATATCGCTCATGGGTACGTCCTCCTTCTTTTCCCCGGCGATAAGTGCCGGATAGTCCTTGTAAGCGTGGTTGCAGTCCACGCGCCCCGAAATGCCCGGCACACTGCCGCTACTGGTATACTGCCACATCCCATAGGGGCCTGCGTAGTCCGTGCGGGCGGTGTAGTGGGCAAGCCAAAAATCAAAGCGGCTCAGGGCGCTCATGTCGAGGTACGCCGCCGCAAAGCTCTTGTAGGTGTACATAATGCAGTAGCGGCCAAGCTCCTCAATGCGGCTCAAAAAGGCTGCGCAGAGGCTGGCATTTGCGGCCCGCGAAAAGCGCTTGTACAGTGTGGCGTGCTCAAAGTCCAGAGCGATGGGCATATCGCACGCAAAGCCTTCCAGCATGGCCACACAGGCGTTTGCAGCTACCTTCATGGCGCTTTCGCTCGTGGCGTAGCTGTACAGATACACGCCGGTGTGCAGGCCCGCCGCGTGAGCGCCGCGCATATTCTGCCGATAGTACGGGTCTTCGGTGATTGTGCCGTCCGAGTTAATCCAGCCCTGCCGCACCATAGCAAAACCCATGCCGGATGCTTTCACCTTGTTCCAGTCGATGGTGCCCTGATACTTCGAGACGTCAACGCCCTCCATTGTGCTCAATCCAGCCACCCCATTTCCCGCAGGTCGGCCCGCACCTCGTCGATTTCGCCCTGTGTGATTTCAGCCAGCGCGGCGACGGGCACACCAGCCGCATCGGCGGCGGCCTCTTTCGTGCCGCCATAGACAAGGGCTTTGATGGCCTCTTGCTTTTGCTCGTAAGTCATTTTTTATTCCTCCTTTGTGGCTGTGGTTTGCGCCGCTCTCAACTCGCTGATGGCGTGTATTAAGTCCTCTCGGCCTGTCACGGTCAGCGTGTCGCCGTCGGTCAAAAGCGTGTTCGTTCCGCGCAGCGCTTTGATTTCGCCGCCGCCGGTGGCGGTAAAAGGCACAGTCTCAGCCAGCTTGTAGCAGACTTGCACAGGCGTTCCTGCTGCGTATTGGGCGGCGAGGTAGGATTTTAACGACGCAATCGCGGCTGAATTATCTGAGGCGTCAGCCAGTGTCGCCGTGGGCACGCTAAATATAAAATAGCGACTTTGGCCTGTAGTAGAAAATCCAATGCCACTATTTCTGCCGCCCCATACATCAACATTTTTAGAGGATAAGTGGCTACATATACCTGCTGTATTTGTTGTGGCGTAATCGTTGATGCTGTATGTGTAGAACCCTGTAACAGCAGGGTTATTTGCATTGACTCCCCACGTGTGCCACTCTTCAGTGCCGTCAAAAGTGACGCACTTCCAGATTTTTTTGCCATCACCCGTTACCGCATCCACTACCCCGCCGTAGATGGTGGACGGTAGCGTCAAGCCAATCGTCTTTCGCCCATTGAGCTCCACGCTCACGCTGTTTCTGCCCTTAATAGGCCGGATGTTCTCAGATGACGGCTCACCGCTCCCCTCCTGCGTGGGCTCCCAGCTCACGGTCACGCCCAGCGGATAATTTTCCACCGGATAGCACACCACCGGGTTGCCGCTTTCTTCCAGCGGCGGGCACAGGGTGTCCACGATGTTCTTGCTGCTCCACGGCTTGTCACCAATGCTGCTGTCATCGGGCGTGATGTTCGCCACCTGCTGTTTCACGGTTTCCAGCTCGGTCTTGTCTGCCTTGTTGGTTTTCAGCGCGGCAATTTCATTCACTGCTGTCGTGTAATCTACAGGCAGACTGTCGGCAACGTCCTGTGCCTTTTTCGCGCTTGCCGCAGCGTTTCCCTCGCTGGTTGCCGCAGCCGTTTTGCTTTCCAGCGCTGCCTGTGCGGATTTCGCAGCAGCCTGTTCACTCGCCTTTGCAGCCTTTTCACTTTCAGCAGCTTTTACTTCCGATGCCCCTGCCGCCTGTTCACTTCCCGCCGCAGCGCTTGCAGAATTTTCCGCCGCCACAGCCGAACCTGCCGCCGCATCGGCACTGCCCGCCGCAGCAACCTTGGAATCGTTCGCGGTTTTCGCATCGGTTGCCGCACTCTGTTGGCTTTTTTCCGCTGCGTCCGCGCTTGCCTGTGCCGCACTCTGGCTTGCGGCGGCATTCTCTGCACTCTGCTGTGCGCTCAGTGCACTTTTCTGTGCATTTTCTGCGTTCAGTGCGCTGTCATCCGCCGCGCCCGTTGCGATACCCGCCGACCGTTTTGCATCGTCGGCGGCATTACTTGCCGCAATGCCCGCCTGTGTGGAACGTTCGGCGGCTTCCTCTGCTTTGGCCGCAGCGGTCTGCGCAGGCTTCGCGGCTGCTTCCACTTCTTGTACAGCGTTGGTTTTCGCCGTGCTCACGGCTGATTCTGCCGCTGTCTGAGCGGCCTGCACGGCTCCCGTTGCAGTTGCCTGAGCCTGCTGCACTGCACCCAAAGCGCCCTGTTCGCCCGCGCTGATGGCGCTTAGTGCTTCCTTCTTAGCCCCGGCAATGGATTCAGCCGCAGCGGCTTCGGCCTGTTCTGTTGCTTTCTGCGCGGCCTCTGCTTTCTGCGCGGATTTTGCGGCGGCGCTTGCGGCTTCCTCTGCTTTGGTGGCGGCATTTTCAGCTGCTTCGGCAGCCGTTTCCGCGTCTTTCTTCGCTTTCTCTGCCGCGTCTGCGTTGGCCTTTGTCGCACTCACCAGCTGCTCCCATGCAGGTGTACCCGGCTCTGGCATGGTGCCGTCCTCAGTGCCGGAGTTGCTGCCCACTTTGTACCGCAAGTCAGCACTTGTCACGGTCTTTTCGCCGTCGCTGCCCTCAAATGTGATGCAGCCGGTGCCGGGCTGTGCGGTCACACTTGCGGGCACGTCCACAGCGCCATCTTGCACAAGGCTGCTTGCGGGGTCGGTGCCGCCGGGCAGGTGCCAAAAGCACCGGATTGTCAGGCCATCCCACTCACCTTCGGCAGTGATAAGCAGGCGATACACGCCTTTGTTTTTGGTGTAGCCCAGCGTCACCGGAGAGGCAAAGCTCACTGCTCCACCGGTTGAGGTCAGGGTTACGGGTAAATCAATCATGTTTTCACCCCTTTCACACACGATAAATGCAAACGCCGCCGTCCTCAGAGTAGCTCGTGCTTCCGCTGGTAACGGACACCCATTGGCTGCCGTTGAGCGTAAACGTGCCTTGTCCGCCCCAAACGCTACCGGTGTATTCTCGCTCCGCACCATAAATCCGTGTAGCCAAATTGCCAGCGTCCGCGATATAGCATCCTTTAACCCCGGCGATGGCCCCGCACACTCGGTAAGTGCCTGCTGGGAGCCAGCAGCCCCAGCCGCCGAAGCCGGAGGTGCCGCCCTGCGTCCACACGAGTTTCATGCGGTTGCGAGAGCCGCCGCTCCACCGATTGTCTCCAACGGTGGCAAACATCGCCACCGCATGGCCCGTGCCTGAGACGTCCAGCACTGTTTCGCCAGCGGCGATTTTGGGGGCGGTAAGTCCTATTGCGGTTGCAACATTTGCATATGTTTCGCCAACATAACTGTCCCCGTTGTAGTACCCGGCGGGGGGCTGCAAAGATAAGCGATTTACGCCGTCGGTGTTTTGATTCACTTGGGTGTTGCGTGTCACGGGCGTAACGGGCACACTCGGCCAGTTTGCGCTTCCACCCACCGCCCCATTTTCCCCGACGGTGTTACGCGGCAGAATGGAACCAGTTTTAATCGTTTTATCGCCGGAATAAAACTTTTTGCCCGAAATCACGTCTCCGGTGTCAGCATCGGCGAGGGCGAGTTTTGTGAGGGATAAGCCCCCGCCGCCATTAAAATTTATCTGCGTACCGTCCTGCGTAAAGGTCAGCCACCGGCCCGTGACGGATTCACCGGCCAGCGCATCGGCAAAGGTTTCCGCGCCCACATAGGCGGGCACAGTTTTGCCGTTCACCTGCACCGTATCGCCCGCCGCCACGTTAGCGGTCAGTTTAACGCGGCCACTTGCGCCGCTGCCGGTCAGCTTGTGGACGGTGCCGACTTTGGTGTGCTGATACAGGTGTACACCCTGCGAATCCGCATATGCAAAAATGTCTTGTGCACGGCCCTTCGGGTCGTATGTGGCTTTCAGCATTGTGGCCGTACCGGCGTTCAAGTCGCTCAATTCTTTACGAATTGCCGCCAAATATTCCGCGAATTGCTGGTTCATGGTGGTGGTGTCCACCGCCACCCAGTCGGTCACGATGCCGCACACGGACTTGTCAAGCCGCTCGTCGGTGATGTTGGCGCTGGTGAGCTTGCTTGCCGCCGCCGCAACATAAATCTGCGCCAGCGAAATCTGGCGTTTCAACGTGTTGTTTGTAAGTGTAGGCGCTGCCGGAGACGCTGCCGGAGTGCCTTGCAGCAGCTCAATGCGCGGCTTTGCGGCATAGTCCACCGTGTCCCACGTCACCACAACGCGGTCAATGCGAGGGTTCACCGCGTTCGCGATTGCGGCCGTGAGTTTCAGCTCTGAGCCGGTGGTGTTCTTGGTGTCGTTCCAAAAAACGCTGCCGTCACCCTCGCTGTTGGACAGCCAGCCCACGCCGTCGGACACTTTCACGGTCATGCCGCTGTCCAGTGTAACCGCGAGGTTGTTTTCTGCCCCAAAAACGCCGCTGGTGCGCCCGTGCAGCCATTTCATCACGTACTCCGCGCCGATATACTCATCCGAATTATTCGGGAAATTTTTGATCTCTGCCAAGTTATCACCCCATAACCGTTTGAATTGGGTCTCCGATTGTAAGTCCAATTGATGTGCTTCGCTGGTCTTGTGCGTAAGTCATTCCTGTGATTCTCGCCTTAAATTTGACTTTGTGCCGTTGCGAAACGCACCACACCAAATCTCCGATATCATACGCCACGCCCAGCTCGCTTGCATCCGCGCTCAGGTTAAAGCTCTGCCGGTTTCGGTGGCTGCCCAGCTGCAAAGCGGCATACGTCTGCACCCGGCGGGCAAAATCGGTATTTGTCTCCGTCTTGCCTTGCGGATCGCCGCTGAACTCCGCCCACAGCTCGCGCCGGTTTTCGCCGGTTTCCTGCCCGGCGGTCACGATACACTTGCTCCCGTCGGCATACTGCGCCGTACAGTAGCACACGTTTTTGTAGCTGCTCACGTCCTGATCTATCACCAGCTGTGCAGCAGTGCCGCGCTCTGCGACAAAAGAGACTGCTTTCAACCCGGTTGTGCGGTCAACGCCCTTATAGATTTCCCATGTGATGGTCTTTGCCTTGTAGTCAAAACCCGCCCGCTGGCCTAAATCCGCGTCCGACAGGATTTCCTGCACAGCGGAAAGCAGCTCTTCGCCGTAAACCGTCGTTGTGCTGGTGGTCTCAGTCAGGCCCTTTTCGGCGGCGGTCAGGATGGGCAAGCCGCGCAGATTTGCCTTTACAGCCGCGTAAATGTCTTTTTCAACATTTGTCACATTGCACGCCGTTGCAGCCACACGCCGATTCAGCCGGTTGTTGAGCGTAAAGCCGTTGAGCGTGATTTGATTATTTTCATCGTCAAATTGCACTTCAGCCACTTCAAATGCCAATTTCCGCTCCACGAGATACACAATAGCGTCATTTTTTGCAATGGAAATGTTGTATGCGTCCATAGGCAACACAATCGTAAATTTCCCAACGTCGTTATATTTGACGCTAAATTGGACGCTGATTGCGTGGGTGATCTCGTGCCGGTTGCTTAAATCCGGCTCAAAGATTTCGATTCTCATACCACCGTTACACCCGCGCTTTCTTCGGCAAATTCCACCGCCATTTCGACGTTTGCAAGCCCTTCATCGGCTGTAGGCTTCCATGCATTGCCACCCGTGTGAATGCGGAAAAGATCGCTCTCGAGTGTAAGCGCACCCCGGCAGTCTCCGTCCACGCTAGAGGTCACATATGTGCGGTCGTGTGTAACCTCGATTGTCACGCGCTCATCTTTTACCAGCGTTTTCTCAAGCCGCAAAAATTCGCCCGTCTCCATGTTCTCAATGCCCACATTTTTGGCAGTCTCACCTAGGCAGGTGATCGTCAGAGTGTAAGGCACATCAAACTGACCGAAGTTCTGTAGCACGATGTATTGCAGCACCATGATTGCGCCAAACTGATATTTTTTGCTCATGTTCCACGGGAAACGGAACTTTTTTTCGATTCCGCGCAGCTGGCTACTCTTGCTTTCTGCGCTGCCCCAGTATGGGTAGGGGGCGGTGAGGCCCACCTGAAAAGGCGCTCCAAAGGCGGCCGCCCCGATTGTGGGGGAAGCCGTGACGGCCACCGCAATGTGCCAATCTCCGGCGTACAGAGTACCGGACAAGTCCGGGCGAATCACCGTCACAAGCGCGTCTTTAAGCTCCTGCGCGTTGTCGCCCACCACCTTGCCGTTGATCGTGATAGGGCGCGGCTGAATGCTTTTGCTTTGGACTGTCGCGCCCACTTGCCCGATGCCCTGCGCCGTGTTGACGTTGACAGAGAGGGTGTCCACGCCAGACGGCAGGCTGATTAAATAGCCATGCTCATAGTCAAAGACAATCTCCTGCCCAAGCTCGTTGACATATCGAAAAGTTTTGCTCAAAAAGCTCATGCCAGCGCCCACCTCGCTCTCTGAAAAGCGGCAGCAGTGGAAGCCGCCAGTTCAACGGGGCTTTGCTTTGCCGCATAGATTGTCTGCTGCACGGTAAAGCCACCGCCACCGAAAGCGCCGCGCCTGTAGTTTTCGGCCTCTTGGGCCGTCAGCACCATTTCGCCCCGGTGCAGGTTCGCGACGTAATTGTTGTAGGGCACGTAGTCAAGGCCGCCCGCGTGGCTGCCGTTGGCCTTCATCGTGCCGGTAAAGCCGTCCACGATGCCGTCCACAAAGCTACTCACCTGCTTTTTTACCCAGCTTGCCATGCTCTTGATGCCGTCAACCAGCTTTTTCGCCGCATTCACGCCCATATCAAAGATTTTTTGCGGCAGCTCTTCCATGCCAGTGATCACAGCGTCAACCAGTTCTTTCGCCGCGGTTTCGCCTTTTTCCTTCAACTCAACCGCCCACGCAACCACTTTTTCAATCGTTGAATCGAACTTTTCTTTTGCTTTTCCGGGCAGCTGTGTGAAGAATTCAACCACGCTATTCAAAAAGTTTGAAGCCGCGTCAACGGCATTTTCTTTCATCTGCCATGCCCAATTCATCACGTTTGTAATCGTCTGCGTCAAAAAATTCCATACATTTGTAGGCAGCTGCGTGAAGAATTCAACCACGTTGGTGAGGAAGTTTTCTCCGGCTTCTTTTGCATTTTCGGCCGTTTCTGTCGCCCAAATGATAATTTTGGCAATGGTGGAGCCTAAAAACTCACCGACTTTGTACGGCAAGTTTGAGAAGAATTCGGCCACGTTGTCCACAAATCCGGTTGCTGCGTCAATGGCGTTTTGCTTTACGTCACTGCCCCATTGCACAATGGATGCAATTGCGTTTGACAGAAATTCAGCAATTCGGTCGGGTATGGACTTGAAAAACTCGACGCCGTTGTTAATTGCGTCAGGGAGTGTCTGCGTGAAAAACGTCACAATCCCATCAATGGCTGCTTTGACCGCGCTAACCAGCTGCGAAACCATGTTATTTACGAAGTTTCGGAATTTTTCGTTCGTCGCATACAGTGTAGCAAGCGCTGCAACTACTGCAACAATCGCCGCAATCACAAGACCCACAGGGCCGCCCAGTGCGGCTACAACGCCACCCGCCTTCTCAACGGCAGCGATGACACCCTTGACCTTTGCAATCACTTTCAGCACCTTGAAGTATGCATATAGAGTTGCCAGAGCGCTCACAATGCCCACAACCACAGGAGCAATTGCCTTCAGGATTTCAAGCACGCGCTGAATTTTTTCAATGGCTGCATCAACGTCAAAATTACTTACCGCTTCTGTCACTTTGTCAACTGCATTTTTTAGCGGTTCCTCGAACTTTTCGTAAATCGAAATGCCAACGCCTTCCAGCGCCGATTTGAGAATGACGAGCTTGCCCTGCAAGTTGTCTTGCATCGTGTTCGCCATGTTCTCGGCTGCATCGGTGGAGTTTGCGATAGCCCCGGCAAGCTTGTCATAGTCCTCTTGCGACGCATTCACGATAGCCAGCAGGCCAGACATTGCTTCTTGCCCACCGATTGCAGATGCAGCCGCAGTCTGCTCTTGCTCCGACAGCCCGCCAAGCGATTCACGCAGATTTTGCATGATATCGGACAAGCTGTGCATCTTCCCGTCGCTGTCGGCAATCGTGATTCCGTATTTCTCCATTGCGGCTTCGACTTCGTCTGTAGGTGATGCCAAGCGGGTTAAAATGCTCCGCAAACTTGTGCCTGCCTGCGACGCCTGAATGCCACTATTCGCCATTAGGCCGATTGCCTGTGACAAGTCCTCGATGTTAAAGCCCAATGCACCAGCGATGGGGGCGACGTACTTAAAAGTTTCGCCCATCATGGCGACATTGGTGTTTGAGTTGCTGGACGCAGAAGCAAGGACGTTTGCAAAATTGCCCGCATCTTCGGCGCTTTTTCCCATTGCGGTTAGCACATTCGTGACAATGTCGGACGTTGTGGCAAGCGATTCACCGGACGCTGCAGCCAAATTCATGATGCCGGGCAAGCCTGCCAGCATATCCTCTGTTTTCCAGCCCGCCATAGCCATGTATTGGTATCCTTCGGCAGCTTCCGACGCGCTGAATTTTGTAGTTTTGCCCATCTGCTTCGCCAACTCGGACAGTTTCTCCATGTCCTCGCCGGTAGCGCCGGAAATGGCTTGTACCTTCGACATCCCCGCCTCAAAGTCGCCGCCCACCTTGATTGCATAGCCACCGACGGCGGTTCCCAGTCCTGCAATCGCAGTACCTACTTTTGCCAGCGTTCCGGTTACTTTTTCAAAGCCTTTTGTGTAACTATTTTGCAGGTCGCTTACAGCACTTTTTGTGTTTGTCTTTGCCTTTTTCAGCTGGCTCTCGTACTCGCTTGAATCCAGCGAAATCTTTGCGCAAAGATTAAATACGTCCAATTTCTCACCCCTTTTCCCCTGCATCACGCAGTTTTTTGCGCATATTATCAATGATTTCATCCGCTGTGCGGGTTTCTTCCGGCGCGGGGTGAATCATATCATAGTAGCGGGCGGGGCGTTCGCCGCCCTGCTGCATGGCCGTGATAAAGCTCAAAGCCGTGTCTGTGATGTAGACGCGGAAGAGAATTTCGTCCATATCTGCTTTTATCACGTGCGGCAGCGCCGACACAAGGGCATGTGCCCTCAGTTTCGGCAGCTTTGTCAGGGCCGGGATTACTCGCTCTGCGCCTCCGCACTGCGCAACGAGGCGAAAAAATCCATAAAGTCCTTGTCTTGCAGCAGCTTGCGCACCTGGTTGCAGGTGGTGATGATGTTTTGCTTGCCGGTTTCTTCCGCCGTCAGGCCGTTAAAAGGCGACAGGATGGCGTACACGTCCGCACGGTGGGCTTTGAGCAAAATCGGCATAAGCGCGGCAATTTTAGCCAGCCCGAAGCGCATCACCTCCGCCTCACTGCGTGTGCCAGCGGGCAACACCTTTTTCAGTTCGGTCACAAGTGCCTCGTCCTGCACGATATTAGTTACAGGCTCCGTGATCTCCAGCGCCACGTCCAGCGCCTCGTCAGTGCCCAACTGCGAAAAAATCCTCATAGCTACTCCTTACTTACTCACTTGCATCAAGGCTGTAAAAAACCATCGGCATGGTGTCCTGCGCGTCAATGGAGACGTGGCCGGTCAGCTCCACAGAGAGCTGACCCTTGCCGTTTTTGGTCGTTTGCAGGCTAAAGCCACCGGTAGACAGCGCATTTTTGATCTGGATTGCCACGCATCCGCCGTCCGCACGGTCGCCTACCCACCACAGGTCTGTAAAATCGGTCTGCTTCAGGTCACGCCGGGGTGTCACGATGTCCTTTTTGCTGGCGGTTGTGTCGCCGATGTCTGCAGCACCCAGAGCCAGCTTGATAGCGTTTGCACTCATGCCGAGGCTGGTAAAGGACAGCTTGCACTCCCAGCTGTCCAGGTGCTTCAATTCCTTCATGTTGACGGGGCAGTTGTCCACGTCCTCACCCAGGTCGCTGTAAGTGGGCACGCAGGTGGCGTTGATGCCGCCGGTGGTTGCGCAGATAATGTCCTCGTCAGCGGGTGCAGCGGGCGTGGCGGGAGTAAACTTTTTCAGCAGCACACCCGCATCCAGCTGCAGCCCCGAAAAGGTATCCTGCGGGATTACGGTAAATTTACCCATTTAATCACCTCAATTTGGGCATAAAAAATCGGCGGTAACGTTGATGTACCGCCGTTTAATGTTTCTGTCTGTTTCGTCTGCCAGCGACTGGCACCAGGGGGAGCCGCGTAAAAGCCAGATGTAACCATCGTCACACTGGATAGTCGCACCACCGACGCCCAAAGTCTCCGAAAGCTCTTGCACTTTGGCGTTCGGGACGGCTTCGCCGGTGGTGTAAAACCACATATTGACGCTCATTGAGACAGGGATGCCGCCCCATGCATCAAAAACCGCATCATATGTCAAGTACGGAAAAGTGACGTCCTCCGGTACCGCGTTGCTGGCGTATGCGTCCATAAATTGGGAGAAAAAAGCCTGTAGAGCTGCACCTTTTGTCATTGCGGTAAATCCTTTCGCTCGGCCGTGAAGAACTTCAATCGCCGCAGACTGGCGGATGCACTCTCAGGGGCCTTTTTCTCTTCCGGGTCGCTGGTCACTCGGTATGTGGTGCCGGTGCTGTTATCGCGGTAAAAGTCGCCGTACTCGATGGGAACATCTTTGTCTACAAGGCCGGAGTATACGCTTGTCACGCCCTGCTTTTCAGCGGCGCGGGCCTGCATACTCGTATCAAGCGCAAAGTAGTTTTTAAACGTCGCCCCGTCAGTCCATGCGATTGTGTAACCGCCTTCGCCGTCCGGCTGGCGCGTTTTGTCCAGCAGCGTACAGTCACGCGCAAAATCGTCAAGCAAACTCATAGCTTCCTCCACTTTTCCAGCCGCGCGGCAAAAATGCTTTGCCAACTCAGCGCAGAGCCGCCTTGTGCAGTGTTTCCGCTTGCTTTGGTGTAACTGTACCCCCCGAAGCTCTCACTCTGGAAGGGGCTTTGAGCCGCCTTTTCGTTGGCTTCGCGCCATGCCTGCACATCCTCGGCCAGCTTTACAAACTCGGCCGGTACGGCAAGTGCCCACACCGCGCCGGTGAACTCTTCGTCCTGCAGCACACAGCTGCCGTACTGGTACAGCCCATCGTTAAACACGCTGCCAGCAATCCAAAAGTACTGGCCGACTTTAAGAAAAGGCAGCGCAATGCGGCCCTTTTCGACGAAAAAATGGCCCAAATGCACACCGCCCGGTACGACAAACCAGTTCTTGCACTCTCGCATCAATTCTTCAAGCATTACGCTGCCCCCTTATTACTTTTTGAACTTTGCCAGCACAACTTTTGCTTCGTTGGTCAGCGCCGCAACGTAAAACTCGTCAGCGGTGATCTCGGTGGAACGGTTACGCGGCTTGCGCTCGGTCTCCACGTTGATGCTGCGCTTGCGATAAATGGTCAGAGCGGGAACATCGTCCTCGGTTTCGCTGTCCTCATTCAGCTTGACGATGGGGCAAGCGTAGTAGGCGGTAGCAGCAGCCTTGACCTTATCACCGACAACCAGAGCATCAGCGCAATGGGGCTGAATCGTAGACAGATGCTTCTTTGCGGTAGTCTCGGTGGTAGCATCATCGACAATCTCAATGGTGCCGGTGCTGTTGTCCTTCTCGTACTCGATAGAGGGGACCTTGCGGCTTGCAACAACGCGGGTGTTGGCAATCTTGCCAATTTCGCCGGTGACAGCAACGCCAGCCTGATACTTGTCAGCGCTGATAAAATCAGCATCCTTGCGCAGGGTCGCCATCTGCTTGGGGTTGATGAACATCACCTTGTCGCTGTTAATCTCCTCGTTGAACACGTCGATAGCGTCCACAACGCCGCTGTACTTGATAGCGGCAGCAGTGCCGTCATACACAAGCGTAGCGCCCTGCAGGGCTTCCATGCAGTCGTTGTCGATTTTGGCAGCGATAGAAAGCGCCAGCTGCGCATTGGCTTCTCCAACAGGGTTGCCGTAGCCGGACAGCACAGCTTCATCGGTCAGGCCGACGCCCTTCATGGCCTTCTTGATTTTGTACTTCTTGTCTTTGGTGCTCATTTTGTCGATGTCAACGTCAACGCCCTCTGCAACGTCCTCTGCGTCACCAATGTAACCGTAAGACGGTACAGTAATGGTATCGCCGGGCACGCCAGCAAGGGTGTCATCCACCTTTGCAAAAGGTGCCACGCGGATTTTGTCGGGAATCTTTGCCGAAATCATATCGGCCATAACTTCGGGGTCAATCAGGTCTGCGAGTTTGGTCAAAATAGTATCTGCCATGTGTTAATCTCCTTTGTCGGTTCCATTGACCAGTGTATTGTACTGGTCAGGGTCAGTTTTTTTGAGCTTCAAGCGGTCGGCATAGCCCATTTTTGCAAATGCTGCCGCATCAATAGAGCCTGCGCCGCCATTGCCTGCGGGCGGATTCGATGTATTTGCGCCCTTCGTGCTGGTAGTAACGATGTAGTCGCTGTAAGATTCTTTCAGGCTGGTTTCCAGCTTGGCAGAATCCTTGATAGCGCCTTTTTCGTCCAGTTCCAGCTTGTCCAGCAAACCATCGCCTTTGCAAAGTCGGGCAACAGACTGCAAGCGTTTGTCGGCAATGCCGACTTTTTTCAGGGCGGTCTCCAGTGCCTTTTCTTTGGCAGCGGTTGCCTTTTCGGCGGCCACGCTGGTTTTGTAATCCTCAAAAGCTTTGTGCTCGGCCTCATACTTTTCCTTGTAGCCGTCATCGCCCTTGCCCTTGATCTCGTCCAGTTCCTTTTGGACGGCGGGCAGCTTCTCCGCATCGGCCTTATAGCGGTCAATGTCCGCCTTCAGGCCGGTGACGGTTTCGGCGTGGGCCTCGATAATCGTGTCCTGCTGCTCTTCGGTCAGGCCCATACCTTTAAGCAGTTTACGAGTAATTGCCATCTTTTGCTCCTTTTCTTCGGTGCCAGTTCTTCGGCATTTGCAATCTATAAAAAACGGCAGTTCTTCGCCGTTTTACCAAACTTATAAAAATGCAGCTGCCTTAAACAGCTGCAAAATAAAGAGCCGAAGGATTATTTATCCTCCAGCTCACTTTTGATAATTTTTTGATATTGCTGCGCGTGATCTGCCACGGCGGGCTTGATGTATGGCTTTGCTCTCTGGCCGTGCGTCATGTGCCAATTGCCTTGTGCGTCCTTGTAAACCCACGGGGTGGGTCTACCGCCTGTCACATACTTGCCCGTGCCCATCTCGACATAGATGGCATACTCGCTGTCTGTGCCCACATATGCGGCCTTTTCGCCAGGGTCTACCGTGTGCGTGATGCTGTTGCGCAGGTTGCCGGTATCAACGGGGCACAGCTTTTTTGCGTACCCCTCACCCACAAGCCCACATTTTTCAAGGCTGCGTGCAATGGCTGCATCAAGCGCGGACAGTACTTCAGCGCTGTGATCGTCAAGTGTTACTTTCATGGCGCATCTCCTAAAAATGGGCATAAAAAAACCGCCATCGGTTGATAGCGGTTCTAACATTAGTTATCAAAATCCGCGTGCCATTTGCATTCAAGACACTTTTTACATTGGTTATCGTTCCACTGGATAGGCGGGTTGTAGTCCTTCAAAATTCGTTCGCTAATCATTCCGTCTGCAACGTCAACTATTTCCATACACGTTGCTCCGTCTATCTGCCCCTCAATGACTGGGCAATAAACTGTGTTCATTCAAACACCTCCATAATCGCTTCCGTGTCTGATTTGTAATCTTTTCTGCTATAGGATGTTTTAATTTGCAGCGTTTGAGAATCTACATATGCCGCCCCATATTTTGAATAATAGTTGATGCTTTCAACTTTGTCCCAGCGCTTTCGCCTGATGGAACAATATGCATTATCAACGTACCCGCGTGCCTCTTCCACTGTGCAACCATGCCTTGCAGCATGTTCATCGCGAAATACCAGCTGAGAAATATCAATTTTCTCCGGTGGTACTCGAATTATGCCTTTCACTCCTGTTGCCTTAACTTGCTGGAATTTTTGAAAATCGGTTTCGGTTGCTTCTGGGACACGTCGCTTATACGCTACAAATTGCTTTGTGTAATCCCATCCGTCTCCACTGTTATACTTCAAATTTTGAAACTGTGCAAATGTTCTCAGGGCGTTTTTTCCAAGCACTTTTTGGTATTCTGCATATTGCTCTTGATCGGCAGAAAGGTTCCTAGCCTTTTTCTGGTATGTGTCCCATACATATCGGTTTTCTGATTTTTTCCAGCTTTCCCATTGCGCATAGGTCATATCCGAGACAAGTATGCTTTTTCCCGTTTCCGGGTCTCGTGCACGGCGTAGAGGGTTCGGGGTTTTTGGCGCATCGGCAAGTGCCGCAATAAGCGTACAGCGGCAGTTATACACAAGATATCCCGGTGCGCTTGTGTCGCCGGGATACATGATCTCATAGCCGTCCACATGAAACGGCTTGTCTGTTTCCGCCGTTTGCCCATCCAGCATAGCGTGGGCGTGGCGTGTGCGGCCGTCCAGTGTGGCCAGCCACTCCTTTTTCAGCTTGATGCCCATCCCTTCGGCGGCGTGGTAACTGTCCATTCTTCCCGCATTCTGCGCGGCTGTAACGGATGTTCTCGCCGTTCTGATTGCGCTTGCCCGGCTCATGTTTTCCATGCGTTGCTGCATATCATCCGCAATCCTGGATATGCTTTTACCCTGCAAAATACTGCTTGTTATACTGGCTGTAATTTGCTTTTTGCCATAGTCGAGGTCAATGCCTCTTTTCAGCGCCCGTTTTGGTGGATAATACGGCATAAGGCCCGGTTGCTCATCAATCAGCCTCCGCACCGTCTGCTCATCCCACAGTGTAAAATCTGCTTTGTCGCTGATTTGCTCAATCGTGTATGCAGCATAGTTTCTGTTCAGGGCGTAAATCCCCGGTGTCGCACCGTTTACGTAAGCAACGGCCACTTCATGCGCGTTTGTGTACCGCTTGGCTACTTTATCGCGCAAGGCTTCAAAACGCTTTCCGCGCCCTATCTGCGCAAGCCGCCACTGCTTGTATTGCTGCTCTGTGATTTCGCCTGCATCGAGCTTTTCTTTCATGGCTGCATCACGCTTCTTGAATTGCTCAAAATAGGCTTTCACCGTGTCGGTCAATTCGTCAGCAGCTTCTTTGTATAGCTTTGCGATGCGCTGTTCCAGCTTGGAAAGCTCGGCATCTGTCATTTTGTGAGCATAATCAAGTTTCGCCATTGCCGTTCATTCCTTCTCCCGGCTGGTTAGTAATTGTACGTTCTAGCTCCTCGGCAGCCTTTCGATTCAAAAGCTCTTCTACTTCTTCAGGCGTCAGCCATGGCAGGTGGTTAAGCACGGCCTCATCGTCAAGATACTCTGCCGCCGTCATAACCATCTGCGTCTCTTCAGTCTGGTTTGCAATGCGGTTCCACTTGAAAGACGGTTCATCTTCTACGCCAACGATTTTTAGCAGGTTTGCAATGAAGCTGCGGATGCAATACTCAAAATCGCCGCATTTATCGTCCTGCTGCTGGTACGACAGTCGAATTGCTGTGGCCGTCATGTTGCCAGATAGTGCCTTTGCAGGATTCATGAGCATTGAGTTCTCGTACATATCATCTTTCAGGTAGTCAAGCAGCATTTTGTTGGCATCAACGGGCACCGCAAGAGTGTTTGCCTGCGCATCTACCCCGCGATCAAGAACAACAGCGTGCAACTGCTTCATTCGATTGACAAAATTCACCAAATCAGCATCTTCCATGCCGCCGGTGCCTTTCAGCACCCAGTAAAAAGCGCTTGTTTCGTCTATGTTATTTGCCATACCCGACATGATAAAGTCATAGCAATCAATGCTTGGACGGATACCAATTAGCTCCGATTCCTGCAAATCGTTGGCATATATGGGGATAATCGGAAAACCCGGATAATTCTCACCTATAACATCAACAATGCCGTCTGCTTCTGTTCGCTTGATTTGTCGCTTGTATGGCTGCTTTTCCTGCAAAACCATCATTTTCTCTTTATCGCGCTGGATGTACTCTGTCAAACCGTCTGGCTCGTACAGCGTCCAGCGCTTTGTGCCATCCTCAAAGCTCCAATACCGCACACCTGCCCGCAGCGCTCGTGTATCCTGGTCATACAGCGGGGCAAATCCTGGGCTGTTTGGAGTGTCTGCAAAGCTAAATACTTCCAGATGGTCATAATTCCAGAAGCCAAAAGCAACGCCGTCAACACAAGCCTTTTTTGCTAAATCTTGCAATCGGTTGTCAAACTGCGTCCCCAACTTATCCTTTGTATCGCTTTTCCCAAACGTCACGCCATTGGAAAGCACATATTGCACCTGCTGCAACACAAACTGCCGAAAAAATCCGTGTGTCAGCTTGTAATTACTTGACCACACATCTTTTACCGCTTCGCCAGTTGCCGTGCGCAGCATTTTTTGATAGTTCAGAATCGTGATGTTGCGTTTTGCGTAATATGCTTCTGCATCCCGTGCTACTCTGTATCTTTCGCAGCCCTTGTGCTCTTGTACAAGCTCTTTCACAAATTCCTGGCGGGCACTTTCATCGTTTTGAAGTTTTTCTAAATTTTGGTATACCTTCATACTCGCCCCTTTAAATCAGCCAATTTACTGTTTGTGTTGCAGGTTTTCTCCAAATTCCTGCCGTCTGAATAACGTACCGCAAAGCATCCATAGCATGATCATTTTCTTTGATAACTTTATCTTCCGGGGCGGTTTCGTCCCAGCGGTAAAGCCCAAATTCCTGTATCGTGCGCTTGCAGCAGTCGTTTACCAGTAACTTTTTATCCGCAATACACTGTGCCACATGCTGGATTCCCTCAATAACGGTATTGTCAGCATCCCAAATTTTGAATTTATGTTCTTTTTCCACCAGAGTAATAAAAGAAGCAGCAGACGGGTCAACAATTAATCGTTTAATCGTCAAATCTCCCGCCAGTTGCTTTAAATCCACGTAATATTCAGCGTCAGTTTTTTGCTGATTCGTTTCTCTTCCGCTGTGGTAGAACTCTTTTACAACGTACCAAACACCGTCACAATGCCCAAATAACAACATTGCAGTAGGGTTCAAAATGCCGTAATCCATGCCGATATAGTAAGTGTCATATTTTCTTGGCACTGTTGGTACAACGTTATCAAACATCGGGTACACAAGACCCTCTGCAACAACCCACAAGCCGCGAATATAGCGGTCGTAAAACACACCGCTATACATATTTCTGTACCGTTCAAGCGTCTTTTGGCTCAGGCTTGGATTGTCCGTCATTGCAAACTGCAAATATAACGCATTTCTCTCTGCCCGACGCATAATCCAATTTTTATAAAACCAATGTTGCGGGCTGCCTGGGTTACAACTAAACCATATTTTCGCCCCGTCAACGCTGCATCTTGCAAGTGCTTGGTTTACAAAAGATTCCGGCATCAAAGCCACTTCGTCTAGCAGCACGCCAGCCAATGTGCGGCCCTGAATCAGCATAAAAGAGGATTCATCTTTGCCGCCAAAAACCTCAAAATAGTTGCGTTTCCCGTCCCTGCTGACAGCTTCAAGTACTTTGTCGGCACGTCTCCATTTGAGTGTATATAATTCTTTTGCAAGCGTCATGGAGATAAACGGCACAATGATATTTTTTTGTGCGCTGTCAACGGTTTTACCACAAATGCCAAACCGTTGATTGTCAAAACACTCCATTGCCCATTTTACAAACGCCCACGTTTCGATTGACGTTTTGCCAGAGCGAACAGCCCCATCACAAATTATTGCGTCATAATTGCTATATGGAAACGCAAGTATCTTTTTTTGCTTATCACTGATCGCCATCGCTCTTTAACGACCTCGCAAGCTCTCTTAGGCTGGCGCTCAGCCCATCATCTTGCACCGTACCTTCTGCGATTGTAGTTTCCACTTGATCTTTCTGGCCCAGATACTGTTTGCCGAGCCAAATCGCCATGCTTGCGTTCTTTTCGGCCAGCTTAAACTGCATCCGCCGCAGGCTGGATTTCCCCCTCTGGCTTTTGCTTTTATATGTGTCCGCAAAAGTTGCGCCATATGTCCGTTTACACCAGCGGTTTATAGTGTCCTCGCTACACTCCAACGCTACACAAATCTCCGCCTCTGTGCATTGGATACCACACAGATTCTCAAACAGACTTTGATCGATTTCTTTCCGAGGGCGTCCTGTTCTTGCCATAAATGCCCTCCTTTCTACGCTGGCGTTTGATAAACTTCTCCATGTCCCGCTTCAAGTACGGGCTGTTTGTCTTGGCGATAATCGTCTTTGCCTCTTTAATCGTCATTCAGGAGCACCGCCTTTTCTCCGGTAAACTTTTCCCATCGATCAATAATGACGTCGGCATACTTCGGGTCATACTCCATGCAGAAGGCGTGTCTGCCATTCTGCTCCGCTGCCATAATTGTTGTGCCCGAGCCAGCAAACAGGTCGAGAACATTCTCACCCGGCTTACTGGAGCACTGCATCTGGTAATCAAACAGCTTAATCGGCTTCATGGTCGGATGCTCCGCAGATTTGACAGGCTTATCGAAATTCAGTACAGTTGTCTGTCTGCGGTTCTTGAAGAAGTAGTGCTTCTTGCCTTCCGTCCATCCATAAAGGCAAGGCTCGTGCGCGTCCTCTTCAATTTCGCTCTCACCGTACAGGCAGGGCTCATGTTTCCACTGGAAATCCTGTCTCCCCATCACAAGGGAGTTCTTTACCCAGATCAGGCACTGCCGTACACGCAGCATTGCGTCTTTACACGCACCGCGAAAGTTATACCCCTCGCTGTCTGCATGCCAGATGTAGAACGGAGCACCGGGCTTCATGACCATTGCCGCATTGGAGAATGCATCCGTCAGGAAACGCCTGAATGCCGTATCCTCCATATTGTCGTTCTTAATCTTCCCGGCGGTGCCCTGATAGTCCACATTGT